CGTGGTCGTCGCAAAGCAAGGAGCACGGGCCGATCTGCCCGAGGCGAATCAAAAAGACCGGTACGCCCTGGCGGTGGCCCTCGCCTCTGCAATGGCTCGGATGCTTTTCGTCATGGAACCGCCAGATCGAACGCAGGCGCAGCGCGATGCAAACGCCCCGCGATCGCTGTGGAAGCGTCCAAGCGATGTGCGGTTCAAAAACGTTTACACGAAAGAGGTCGACAAGATGGGCCTGAGCCTGATCGAATTTCGATGGACGCACGAGATTCACGTCGGCGACGTGAACGTGAATTGCCTCGACGACCTCGAGCAGATTTTCGGGCAAATGTTCCCGAACGTTGACGACCAAAGCAACGTACCCGTGACGGGTGAGGTAGACTTCACAGCATGAGCGAGCCGAAAAAATACCGGATGCGCACCACGAAAACCCTGGCCAATGGTCAGCCCGTGCCCGTGTTCTACAAAAACGGCCCGACCGGTCAGCCGATGTACCTGCGCGGCGAGGGTGACCACGAAATGACCCCGGCGATCCTGCGCGCCATGAAGGCCGGCGATGTCGAGGTCGACGGATACCCCGACAAGCCCGCGGCCAAGAAAAAGGCCGCCAAGAAGACCACGAAAAAGAAGGCCGCGAAAAAGGCCCCCAAGAAAACCGAGGCCGACGCCTCGACCACCGCAAAAAGCACTGAGGATTCAGGACAATGACCATCGTCACCGGCGTTCCCCAAACTCGCGTACCCGGCACGTACGCGACGATCGACAACTCCCAAGCGGTCCAGAACTCGAGCGGGACCAGTTTCAACATCCTGCTGATCGGCACCGCCTCGGCCGGCTCTGCTGGCCCCGTCGACGAGGTCGTTCAGAT